ATTTAAAAGAATACGCGATCAAGCCAATGGAAGGAAAGTGTTTTTTGTATCTGGTAACGTTAGTGCAGAGGAAAGAGAAAAAATAAGAGAGTTAACAGAAAAAGAGAACAATGCAATTATAATAGCATCCGCTGGAACATTTTCTACTGGTATAAATATAAAAGAGCTACACAACATCATATTTGCTTCTCCCACTAAATCACAGATTAGAGTTTTACAATCAATTGGTCGTGGGTTAAGAAAAAGTGACAGTGGCCAAGGGACTATTATATTTGATTTAGCTGACGATCTTTCTTGGAAGAAAAGAAAGAATTATACACTAAATCATGCTGTAGAAAGAGTTAAAATTTATAATAAAGAGAAATTTAAATACGAAATACACGAAGTGCCATTATGAGCGAAAACTTACACGATTACATATCCAAATTAAACATATTCACATACCGCTTGGTAGATGGCAGTTATATAGTAACTGAAGAACTTGACTTTGAAGATGATGATGACATCGATATTGGTATTATATTTACTACAACACCCGCTTTAATATCAAAAAGCCCTAATGGTTATATGCTATCTGATTGGCTTATAGTTGATTCAGATGAAGCCACCCAATTAATGAGTAGTAGTATTATTACTCGTTCAGAAGCACCGTTTGATCTAAAAACAAATTATTCTAAGTTTTTAATTGCAACTAAATTAAGAAAACATTTGGATGCTGACGAATTTGATGAACTAATGAATGAGGCTTTTAATAATATTGATGAACTTGATTCTATGAAACCTATTGAAGATACTATTAAACATAAGAAAAGATTTGATTGGAAACCAGAGTTGAACTAGTTAGTCTTTGTTTTGTTTTTACTAATTATAATGATAAGTCAATCACCTGTCAATAATGAAGTATTCGATTAAGATTTATTTAATTTAGTTGGCATTTAGTTAAAATGGTATAGTATTAAGGATAATGAAAAAACTAATTATACTTACTATAGCACTGGCTTCTACAGCAAGTGCATCACAAGAAATGATCATTGATGGCTTATTGGGCGCAGCTGCTGGAGCAGCCATCGGGAATAACGTAGGAGATGGAGATGCTGAAACCGGCGCTATTATTGGCGGAGTGACTGCGGTAGTAGCAGGAGAATATAGCCGACAAAAGAACCAAGGATGGCGCAAAAAGAATACAAACTCACAATCCGTCGCAATTGTGAAGCAAGCTCCACGCGTTCAGGCTCATCAACAACAAGTACAAGTTAAAGAAGAGGTTTGGGTAGAAGATGAGTATGTAACAGATGTTAGTGGAAATATTCTATACACTATACCAGGTCACTATGAAACACGGGTTGTTAATAAAACAATTACTGTTTACCGTTAATATCTAATCTATAAACATATAAATCAGATCATACACTTTATACTGTATGATCATTATACTACATAATTATGGCAAGAAGAGCTAAAGAGCATTACGTAAATAATAAAGAATTTTCACAAGCAGTTGTTGATTATGTAAATTCTGTTAACACGGCCAAGGCCGCAGAAAAACTCGAACCTAAAATCACTAATTATATTGGGACATGTTTTTTAAAGATATCTGAAGGATTATCACACAAACCTAATTTCTTTTCATATACATATCGCGAAGAAATGGTAATGGACGCTGTTGAGAATTGTGTTAAAGCTATTATGAACTATAACGTAGAAAAGGCTACGCGTACTGGATTACCAAACGCTTTTGCTTATTTTACTCAGATTTCATATTATGCATTTCTCCGCCGTATTGCAAAAGAGAAGAAGCAACAAGATATTAAAGAACGTTATATTGCTTATGCAGGTGCAGACGCATTTGCAAACTTTGATGAAAATAATAATTCTGAATATATTGTTGATCAGGTTAGACAAAAATCTCAGATGCTTCGCACTCGCGATAATAACATTAAGGAATTTGGAAAGTCAGAAAAAAGAAAAGCTCGAGCTAAAAAGAAGATTGTTGATAAGTTTGAAGAATTCTATATAGCACAATAATATGAAATTGGCAATAATTAATGATACTCACCATGGTGTGAGGAATGGATCAGATATCTTTCTAGATTATTCTGCAAGGTTTTATGAGAATACATTTTTTCCTTACCTACTTGAACATGGTATTAAAAAGATTATTCATCTCGGTGATTATTTTGAGCATCGCAAATACGTAAACTTTAAGGTTCTTAAGCATAATCACAAGACTTTTATTTCCAAACTTGAAGAGCATGATATTCATATGGATATTATCCTTGGTAACCATTGTGTATATTATAAGAACACTAATGAATTGAACTCTCTCAATGAGATACTAGATCAATATGCCAATATTAACGTTGTCACTGAGCCAACCGTAGCGTCTTATGATAGCCTTGATATGCTATTATTACCATGGATGTGTGCTGCGAATGAAGAGCAGTCACTCAAGGCCATACGAGACACTACAGCACCTATTTTAGCAGGTCACCTTGAACTAGACGGCTTTGAGATGATGCGAGGTGTTAAGGCCACTCACGGCATGGAAACAAAGCCGTTTGACAAGTTTGATCTAGTGATGTCAGGTCACTATCATACCAAGAGTAGCAGGAATAACATTCACTATCTTGGCACCCAACTTCAATTGACATTTGCTGATGCCAATGAACAGAAATATTTTCATGTGCTTGATACTGAAACAAGGGAATTGACACCGGTTGAAAATTATGATACTATGTTTCATAAGCTAGTGTACGATGAAAATAATGTTCCAGATATTACAGAAACCCTAAAAAACACTTATGTTAAGGTAATTATTCTCAATAAAAAGAATCTCTACGAATTTGATAAATGGTTTGATAAGTTACAAAGAATCGGCCCGTTTGAAATTAAAGTGTCTGAATCATTTGAAGAGTATCTTGGTGATAATGTAGAAGACGAAGGAATTAATACAGCTGATACACCCACCCTATTAAATAGTTATATTGAGGCCACAGAAACTGATTTGAATAAAGAAGTACTAAAAAAGCTTATGCATGAACTCTATGTTGAAGCTCAAAACATGACAGACATATAATGATAATTTTTGAAACACTCACCTACAAAAATTTCCTTAGTACAGGAAATAATCCAACAACGATTCAACTCAATAAAGATTCCGCTACACTTGTCGTAGGGTCTAATGGTGCAGGTAAGTCAACAATGCTTGATGCTCTATCCTTCGCGTTGTTTGGAAAACCTCATCGCAATATCAATAAGCCTCAACTGGTAAATACCATTAATGGTAAGAACTGTGAAGTTGAGGTTACATTTAGTGTTGGCAGAAACAAATATAGAGTGTTTCGGTCTATCAAACCTAGTGCATTCCAGATTTATCAGAACGATAAACTATTGAATCAAGAGTCACACACGCGTGATTATCAGAAAGTTCTTGAGAGTAATATCTTAAAACTAAATCATAAGTCATTCCATCAGGTTGTAGTTCTGGGTTCAAGTAGTTTCATTCCATTTATGCAACTGCCAGCTGCACAACGTCGCAGTGTGATTGAAGATCTACTTGATATCGGAATCTTCACCAAGATGAATGTTCTTACCAAGGAAAGATACTCAAAGTTAAAGAATGATCTTAATAATACGGTTAATGATATGAACATTACCCGCGAGAAGATCCGACTTCAGAAAAAACATATTACAGAGCTTAAAGATATTGATCTGAAGCAAACTGTTAAGAATGAAAAGAAGATTCAAGAATTGAAAGATGAAGCCGATCTGATGCAGCAACGCAATGAAAGTCTTCAAAAACAATTTGATGATGCGTGGCCTGCCTTAAGTGAGTCCATTAACGATGTTGTTTTAAATCAGGGTACATTAAATTCGAGTAAGACTACACACAATCATGATATCAAAATGCTTGTTAAGCAAGCTAAGTTTTATGAAAAGAATGATTGCTGCCCAACATGTGATCAGTTAATTAGTGATGATCTAAAGACTGATAAGAGGAATGATATTGAGAAGAGTGCTACAACTATCAATGATTCTCTTAAAGGTATTAATAATGAGCTTGAAACACTGCAAGATAAACTGAATACTTTGAAACAAGAACAGGATGAATTGAATAAGATTAAGACTGATGTCCGAATGAATGAAGGTACGATTCAGCATTGTGTAAATCAAATCAAAAGCATGGAATCTAATTCAGATATCAAATCAATTGATACTACACAAGCTGAATCAGAATTAAAAGATAATGAGGAACATATCAAAAAACTTGAGAAACAACAACAATCTCAAGCTCACATTAAAACATATATTGAAGCGATCTTTGAACTGTTAAAGGATACGGGTATTAAAACAAAGATCATTCGGGAATACCTTCCTGTTATGAATAAGTTGATTAATCAACATCTTCAGATTTTAGACTTCTTTGTGTCATTTAATCTAGATGAATCATTCAATGAGACGATCAAGTCAAGACACAGAGATGACTTTTCATATTCTTCCTTTTCAGAAGGAGAGAAACAACGAATCGATCTAGCTCTTCTATTCTCTTGGCGCCATATCGCTAAAATGAAGAACTCAGCTAATACGAACCTCTTAATCTTGGACGAAACATTTGATTCAAGTATGGACGCAGATGGAGTGGATAATCTGATAAAGATATTATACACTCTTAGGGATGATTCAAATGTCTTTATTATCTCACATAAACAAGATTTGTTGGACGGCAAATTTCCCGCTAAAATTGAGTTTAAAAAACATAATAACTTCTCTAGCGCAAGTTGTTCATAGTCAATACTTTGTATAACTAATGAAAATGAAATATGTTTCATAAGTTGTTGGTACACAAAGAGATATAACATATAAAAAATAGCAGGATAATTGTGCATAAAAATAAGCGATTTTTGTCATTTTGTTTATTAAAATATCATAAGCCGTTGACTATCAATGAAATTCATTCCTGTGCAGCTGTAGCTTAAAATGGTATAATAGTACCATAATGAGAAAGAAAAGAAACGATAGAAACTATGTCCTTTACCGTGTAACAATTGGTGAAGATACATATATCGGTCTTACTGTTGCTCGTGGTCGTGCTTATTATAAAAGCATAAAGATTCGTGTGAATCAACACATTAGTCGTGCATTGAATGAGAGTAAAGATTGGACGATGTGCAGATCAATTCGTGATGCATACGAATCTGGCGCAGAAATTACTTATGAAATGTTAGATATCACTCGTGGGCGCAAAAATGCCTTCTCTTTAGAGCGTAATTTGATCAAAAAATTAAAGCCTACACTAAATGATT